AAGCTAACTTTTACGCAAAGTTTGCAGAAAGGGATCGACATGCAGCGCGTTTACAAAAACGAGTCGGGCCGACTGATCGGCGAGTCGCATCCTGGCGCCAAGCTCACCGACGCCGAGGTGGACCTGGTGTTCGAGCTTCGCGCCGCTGGCCTGTCCTTGCAGTGCATCGCCGACAAGATGGACGTCACCAAGGGTTGTATCTGGAAGATCCTGACGGGCGAGCGTCGGGGACAGTCGATCGCTGCCGTGTCCATCAAACGGCGATAAAGCATTTACACTCGTTGCTATGTCCTATATCCATCAAAAACCCTACGACTGGACCGAGGTCTTTCTGGAGGCCTTGCGCAACGTCCCTGTCATCGCCCACGCGTGCCGGGCCGCTGGGGTGAGTCGCACGGTCGCTTGGCAGCGTCGTCAGGCCGATCAGGACTTTGCAGCGGCGTTCGAGGAAGCCATGGAAGCCGGCATTGACCGCGCCGAGCAGGAGGCCTTCCGACGCGCCGTTGTGGGCTACGAGGAGCCCGTGATCGACAAGGGCCGGCTGTGCTACGTGTACGAACGCATCGTCGATGAGGCAGGAGCCGAGTCATTTCGCCCTGTGCTCGACGAACAAGGTCAGCCCATACCCCTGACTACCCGCAAGCACTCCGACGCGCTCCTGAGCCTTTTCCTCAAAGGTCGGCGCAAGAAGGTCTACTCGGACCGCACCGAGGTCACCGGTGCAGATGGGGGCCCGATCAAGGCGGTGGACGAGACAGCGCGCAGCGCACGCGCCGCGCAGCTCTTTGCGTTGGCCCAGCGCCGCAAGGAGTTGGCCGCCGAGGAGCGCAAACTGCTCGATGAGTTTGGGGACTTGGCTTGACACCACGCGAAGCCCAGGAGCTTGAGCGCTACCTGACTCCCACAGAGCGCGATGAGCTTGCCGAACTGATCGAGGCGGATATCGCCGAGTACACATGGCGCCCGCTGCCCGGCCCTCAGACGATGGCCTACGAGTCCACTGCCGACGTGATCGGCTTTGGTGGGGCAGCGGGTGGGGGCAAGACCGACTTGGCGATCGGCATGGCGCTCAACCAGCACCACCGTGCGCAGATGTTTCGCCGCGAGGGTCCGCAGTTGGTGGGCATCATCGACCGCTTGGCCGAGATCGTTGGCAGCCGCGACAACATCAACGGCAAGCCGACCGTGTACTGGGACGACGGGCGAGACCTCAAGGTCGAGTTCAACTCGGTGCCCAACCTCGGCGACGAGACCAAGTACCAAGGACGTCCCAAGGACTTGCTGGTCGTTGACGAGGCTGCGAACTTCTTGGAGATGCAGGTGCGCTTTCTCAAGGGCTGGGTGCGCACCACTCGCCCAGGTCAGCGCACGCGCACGCTGCTGACGTTCAACCCGCCGACAACTGCTGAAGGCCGATGGGTCATCGACTTCTTTGCCCCGTGGCTCGACAAGAAGCACGCGCTCTACCCGACCGAGCCGGGTAAGCTGCGCTACGTCTACGTTGACCCCAAGACGGGCAAAGACGTCTGGATCTTGGACGACAACGGTGCGCCGTTCGTGATCGTCCACGACGAGCGCTGCTACGACTTCGACCCGCTTGACTATCGCCCCGAGGAGATCATCAAGCCTGAGTCGCGCACATTCATCCCCTCGCGCATCACCGACAACCCCTTCCTGGTCTCCACGGGCTACATGGCGCAGTTGCAGGCCATGCCCGAGCCACTGCGCAGCCAGATGCTTCTTGGTGACTTCGAGGCCGGCATGGAGGATGACCCGTGGCAAGTCATCCCGACCAAGTGGGTCGAGATTGCCCAAGCACGCTGGAAAGAGCGCACACCACGCGGTGAGATGCTGGCGATGGGTGTGGACGTGGCCCGAGGCGGACGCGACAACACCACGCTGGCAACACGGCACAAGACACCCGAGACGGACCTGTGGTTTGACAAGCTCAAGATCCACCCGGGCAAGGAGACCCCAGACGGCAACACGGTTGCAGGCCTGGTGATCGCCGAGCGCCGCGACCACGCACCCATCATGCTCGACGTGATCGGTGTGGGCGCCAGCCCTTACGACATCCTGGTCAACGCAGGCCAAGACGTGCACGGCATCAACGTCGCCGAGAAGGCCAACGCGATGGACCGCTCTGGGCGCCTGTCGTTTTTCAACCTGCGCAGTCAGTTGTGGTGGCAGTTCCGCGAGTTGCTCGACCCCAACGCCGACAACGGTATTGCCTTGCCGCCCGACCCTGAACTTGCCAAGGAGCTATGCGCACCCCGCTGGGAACTGTCGGGCATGACCATCAAGGTCGAGTCGCGTGACCAGATCATCGAGCGCGTTGGGCGAAGCCCTGACCGGGCCACGGCGGTGATCTTGGCGCAGATCGACTACCCCAAGGTGCGAGCCATCCGCGCTATGGCCGAACCAGACAACCCCTGCCTCGAATGGAACCCCTACGCGTAGGCGTGTCCGTGTAGTTCCAAGGCGCCGACACAATGCGGACATCCTCAACGGAGTCCGCCTCATGTGTTCTGCCCCAGACGTCCCTGCACCCCCACCTGCGCCTCAGGAGGCCAAGCAGCCCGACATCACCAACCTGAAGGAAAGCGCCAAGAAGGCGCGCTCAGGTATCGTGGGCGGATCGCTGCTGACCAGCCCGTCGGGCGTGCCCACCGTGGCAACCGGTAAAACCTCTTTGCTGGGTCAGTAATGGACGACACGCCGATCAACCGCCGACAGCGAGCACTCGCACGCAAGGCCGCGCTGTGGTCTGAGCGCTCCTCGTGGATCACCCACTGGCGCGAGATCAGCGAGTACCAGCAGCCCCGCTCGGGGCGCTTCGTCGCAACCGATCGCAACAAGGGCGACAAGCGGGCCAACCACATCATCGACAACACGGCGGTGTTTGCCTCGCGCACGCTCGCTGCTGGCTTGATGTCTGGCGTCACCAGCCCAGCCCGCCCGTGGTTCCGCCTGGAGATCCGCGACAAGGATCTGATGGAGTTCGCCTCGGTCAAGACCTGGCTGCACGACACAGCGACCCTGCTGCGCTCGATCTTTGCGTCGAGCAACACCTACCGCGCACTGCACACGATCTATGAGGAACTGGGCCTTTTCGGCACGGCGGCCTCGATCGTCATGCCCGACTTCGACAACGTCATCCACAACCACCCCCTGACCGTCGGCGAGTACGCGGTTGCGACCAACCACAAGGGTGAGGTCAACACGCTGTGTCGTGAGTTCCAGATGACTGTCGGCCAGATGGTCGAGCAGTTTGGTCGTGAGAATTGCTCGACCACAGTGCAAAACCTCTTTGCCAAGGGCGCGTATGACCAATGGGTTGACGTGATCCACTTGGTCGAGCCGCGCAAAGACCGCGACTTCCAAAAGCAAGACGGCAAGAACAAGCGCTTTGCCTCGATCTACATGGAACCGGGCCGGGACAATGCCGACAAGTTCCTCGGCGAATCGGGCTTTGACCGCTTTCCAGCCCTGTGCCCCCGCTGGGTGGTCACGGGCAACGACATCTACGGCACCAGCCCCGGCATGGAGTGCTTGGGTGATGTCAAGCAGTTGCAGCACCAACAGCTTCGCAAAGGGCAGGGTATCGACTACCAGGTCAACCCGCCCCTGCAAGTGCCTACCAAGTACAAAGAGGCTGCCCGTGCGCGCTTGCCGGGCGGCGTGTTCTATGTGGACAGCATGGGCCAAGGCACGGGCGTGCGCAGTGCGTTCGAGGTAAACCTCAACTTGCAGCACTTGCTTGGTGACATCCAAGACGTGCGCGAGCGCATCCGTAGCGCGTACTACGCCGATCTGTTCCTGATGCTGGCAAACGATACCCGCAGCGGTATCACGGCCACCGAGGTCGCAGAACGCCACCAGGAAAAGCTCCTCATGCTCGGGCCCGTACTGGAGCGTTTGCACAACGAGCTGCTGTCGCCACTGATCGACATCACGTTCGAGCGCTGCGTGCAAGCCGGCATCCTGCCCCCGGCCCCTCCCGAGTTGGAAGGGCTGGACCTGAACGTCGAATTCATCTCGGTGCTCGCACAGGCACAACGCGCCGTTGCAACGCAGAGCATCGACCGCACGGTTGCGTCGGTCATGCAGTTGGCCCAGTTGTGGCCCGAGGCACGTCACAAGATCGACCCGCTGCAAGTGGTGGACGACCTGGGCAACGCCTACGGGATCAACCCCAAGATCATCGTGCCCGACGACGTGGTGCAAGAGCGCATGCAAGCCGAGGCGCAAGCAGCGCAAGCCCAACAGCAAGCCGCTGCCATGCCCGCAGTGGTGGACAGCGCCAAGGTTGCCAGCGAGATCGACATGCAGGGCCTTGGTGATGTGATGAATGGCCTGATGGGCTACGGCACCGTGAACCCCGCGACGGTCTGATCCGGCGCCCAAACAACTTGATGAGGTAAGCAAATGGCCTACAGAAAATCCGGCACGCCGTTCTTGTACGACTCTGTCACCAACGACATCGTCGGTATCGTTGACCCGGACGGGAGCGAGGCTCAGCTACTGTTGGTGGAGACGGGAGCAGACGGCGTCGCAAGGCTGGACGATGCGAGCCGGGCGGCTTTGG